TAACCCCATGGGAAATCTTCTTATGTCAGATTACACCGATAATCCTGATAGATTACCAGCGTGTGATTATACCACAGTAAAAGATAGAGTCGATAAAAAGATGTTAGATAAAATACCATACGGTCCCCAAAAATCCAGATCCCCGTGGCCAGAACAGCAGCGAAACGCCCTTGCGCGACAATTTGTCACCACACCCGTTACAGATATACCAGGTGACCAAACCGCCTTCGCCGAGTGGTTGTACGGTGCGAGGCAGGGTCCTTTGTGTCGCACGGATAGTAGATATTGTGACCCCGACGCCCGAGGTGTTCAATTAGAAGCCTTTGGTGGATTACAACCTAACGGTGATAAGCGTAGTGGTATGACTAGGGGATCTTCGTATCCTTGATGACTTAGATAATATTCTCATGTAATAGTAAAATGGCCTACCAACTCCAACCAGGAATGAAAATCGTAGAAAATCCAGTGAAGCCTCCTGTTTGTGCGACTGAAGAAGTGTTCGTCTATCCCCAGCCCAGCACATTAAATTATGGTTCCAGCCGCCCAAATACAATGCTTTACGGCACTGCCCCCTACATGGCGGGTAAAGGTGCCCCCGCTCAGTACATCGAAACGAGTGATCGTTTGCGTCCCCAATCAACGAGTCAATTTAATAAGATTCTGGCTCGTACATACGAACAAAACTTATTCCCTCTTCAAGATGTACACTGCAAACTCCCCCTTGAAACTCAGAAGTATGAACCCACAAGTACGCGTGCGGAAGTTCAGAACAGCGTGTTTAGTCGAAGATACCTTCAATAAAAATCTCACCAAAAAGTAAGAATGGCTGATCCCGTTTCCATAGCTGCTATAGCCGGTTTGGCATATTTAGGAAAACGTTTCAGTGATAAGAAAGAATCTGACATCAGAATCCAAAATGAAATGGAAGAGGATACTGAAATTTTCACCCCAGAAGTCCCCAACGAAATACCGTTGGATGATAGTCTCGACAGAATACCCCAGAGGAAATTAGAAACAAGTAACTTTTCGGATATTGTACCCCAATCGCGATCGAGTGGTGGCGAACTCCTTGAAATGCGAAACCGTATGTTTGACAACGGTCGAATGAACAATCTTTCTCCTATCGAAAAACAACTCGTAGGTCCAGGTTTAGGTGTGGGTCCCGAAGTTCCCGCATACGGTGGACAACATCAACTTTTCCGTGTAAATCCTGAAAATGTTGGAGCGTATCGTCTCACAACTCTACCCGGTCGAAGTGGTCCCGCTTTCGATATAAGTGGTGGTCGTCGTGGTCAATCTGGGGATGTCGCTCAGAATAGGCCCGAAAAAACCGCTTACTTATTTGAGCGTCGCCCCACGCAGGCGGGTAGGGCTCAGGGTATGACGGGTGTAACTATACGATCCGAGCACGAACACACAAAACGTTTAACCAATAGGTCACAGACCGGTGCTCGAACGGATAATTTAGGATTTAACGGAGCTAAGCGTATAATATCCGGTACTACACTCGCACAAGACCCAACCCGTAACAAGAAGGATGGTAATACAGAACAATACGGATACAATAACAACCCCGCACCCAGTATTCATAAGTTTGCTCACGGTTACGTAAATTCTCCTGCTACTAAGATAGGTGAAAAGCGTACATATGGATCTGGGTATACCGCCGACGAGCTATTTGCACACGGTTTCCGCCCCGATGATCGTCGAGGTAAATCAAATCGTATGGGTAACGCTGGAAGAATGAATGTTCGTGCCGGACCTCTTAACCAGGGTGGTATGCCGACGGTAGCCAGGACCGATCAATCGCGAATCGATGGTCGTGTTAACTCAGCTGATGGTGCATGGACACAGCAGTACACCAATAATGCCTACCATAATTTCAACGCATTCAAGGGTCAATACAACCCCAACGCGAGCAACTCCAGTCTCGGTATAGCGAAAAAGCAACTCAGTACCAACCCCGTAACACAGAATTACTTTTAATTAGCAAAAATTGTAGAATAACACCCATTAAAATATTATCCATATATTTTAATGAGCGTATACACGTTAGATATAGATAGTAGTGAACGAGATCCTGTATCGTACCCGAATCCAGGAGACTATGTTGTCGAATTACGCCACCCGATTTATGATGTAAAAAAATTGTCTATAGTTTCTGCTCGTATCCATGCGAGTCAATTGCTTATTAATGATAATAACAACACGTTTTCAGTTAACGGGAAAACTATATCGTTACCTAACGAAAATTATAGTGGAAATGAAATAGCGACCGAACTATTATCTAAATTTCAGGCTGCCAACATCAACCCGGTTGGTTCGGTACCTATTTCAAGTGTGACGTACGATAAGAGCAAGAACGATTTAACATTTGGGGGTTCGAGTGCATTTACATTCGAGTTTTATGGTGGAGAAAATGGATATCACACAGACGTCGCTGTAGACGGAAAAACGACACCACATGATATATTAGGTCTCCCCGCGAGTAACGTAACATCCACGAATAACACTCTCACCACCGGAAGTATCAATTTACAGGGTCCAGATGCACTCATACTGAAAATAAGTAGCGGTGCAGAAGAATTGAATAAAACGGTGTATTCCGATACACCCTTTTATACGGGACGTATTCTCATGTGCGGAGACGTAATTAACTATTCTGGCGTTGACGACGCTGTAGAGCATAATTTTGACACGGGGGCACAAAACATATCAAAATTACGTATACAGTTTTTTTACAGTAGTAATAATCGTTTAATTCCATACGATTTTAGAAATGCGAATCATATATTGAAACTAAACATAGAATGTAGTACGGATAAACTACAGAATGTACCTAAGGTTGATAAGAAGTTTGAATTACCGCCACCAATTCGTATACCTAGTATTGAGGATCCGAATAGATGGAATGGTATGATATATATTTTTGCTATAATCGCTGCGGGTATATTCTTTATATTCGTCGCTAAACCCAAAAAACTTAGCGAGTGACAGCGTATGTGGGGGCATTGGGCTTCCTGACGCGGGTGGAAAGCCTGGATATGACCATGTAAACGACCACGGAGAGGAGGGTGGTGAAGAGCGCGGTGAGCGCGTAGTTCATACCACCGTTCTTCTGGACGCGGACGACCTGATGGATGGACCAGCGGACGACATCCATCCAAGAGAGGGCGGCGGCGAAGGAGAAACCGGCCACGACGGCGTTAAGAGACTGGGTCTCGAGCTCACGGGAAATAGCTAAAAGCATATCGGCGGGTACTGGGGAAGACATTTTATAATATATCGAGATTTTATTCTGGAAGAAGATCTTCTACAAACGCTAATTTTTTATACTGCGTTTTTTCATAACCTTTGATATTTTTATCCTCTTCTGTGTCAGTGCTAGACCCAGAATCCGTGTCGGAATCAGAACTTTCATCTCTGATTTTAAAAGATTTTATCTTTTTATTAGAATTCTTCCATCCCCGTGGAGGAGAGGTGTTCATTACTATCAATAGCATTTTTTATCATTTTTTCTGACGGATTGGTTGGTTCCCAACTTTCCCATGCGTCATACGCTTCGTTTATAGACTTAAATATTTCAACCTCGCCTGAGTAAGGTTCAAATGGTGGTTCATCTTCTTCATCAACCGTTTCGATTTCTTCTTCATCAGATTCTTCCTCCTCATAAATTTCTGGAAAGTACGATCCAATTTGTTTGCCGACTGTGTTCATGGCACAGTATTTCATACAATATTCCATATCCTTGGAAAGTATAACATCTCGTCCACACGCTTTCGCGTATTGTCCTGATAACACGACTGCATTTTCAAAAACTGGTGTTACTATATCAATTGCCGATTTCGCCACTGTTGAAGAGAAGTCGTGCGCTTCCATCGGTAAGCTGTAATATGTTATTACTGAGCGCATAAACTCTAAGCTCTCTTTCGTACGTCGTATCATTATTCAATTTTAACGTTATATGCTGATCTTTGATCAAACTGAAATTTTTTTGACCCGTAGGATACCATCTTTCGGGTTCGAGTGCAAAACTATACGAATAAAATCTCCTGAATAACTGTGTCCTGGAATGATGTATTCCACTCTGGACCGCGCGCAAATTGATCACGTCACCTGATTGCTCGTCTAATATGACTTCCCTGTCGAGTTCCATCTCTAGAGTGACCAAATTTTCGTAATTGATATATTTCTGATTTGATCCAGTGGGAGGGTATATCTGCGACGAGTGATCATAATTAAACGGTGTTATGCCATCACCTTTTCTGGCGATCACAAAATATAGCTCTTTCACCGGATTTATGAACTCCATCCTAAATTTCATAGAATCGTATCCATCCTGTGCCGATATAGGTATTTGAAACGAAGCACTCTGAAGCTGTGTGATTATATAATCTGTTTTAGTAGCTTCAAGTTTAACTTTTTCGGGTTCATTTAATTGTACGATTTCAGTGTACAAGGAAATATCGTTTATGGTAGCTTTAGATGGGTCAAAATATGGTTCGAGTATGTTTATTGTACCACCCATCCCCGAATGACTAGTACAGAAATAATAGATCGTATCAGGTGCATTATCTGGGACAACGTATGTTCTCACGGAAGCATTTTCCGTAACACCATCACTCGCACCCAATATAGAACCACTATCAATAAATCCCTGTGCTGTTCGACCATCTACTAACGTGGACAGTTCAAAGGGATGCCCCGTCGCAGATGAATAATCAAATATATACGTATTACCCCGTTGAAGTATAAGTGAAGGTTGAGGATTCGCATTTATATAATATGGACCCCCGGGTGCTGTAACAGTAAATGTCGTGTTATCACTAGATCTTGTCGTTGCATTTGTCATAGAAGACCATCTGTATAAACAGTCTTTCTTCTCACTCAACTTAATCTCTATTTCACATTCCTGGTGTTTTAAGGCACATAAAGGTAACGCCAATTCCGTATTATTGTGAAAATAAAATGGGATATCTACGATAAATTTTTGGGGTGTAGTGGCTTTATCCAAATATCCATCGATGGATGCATCACTGACAGTTTTACCAGAACTCTCTTCGGGTGATTTACCTATGAGTTTTGATAAATTGTTTTGCTTCGTTTGAGTCAAATACTGTTCCGAATAAATCTGTAACCAATCTCGTGGCACTCTTTGAATTAATTGACCGCCTATGATTAAATCAACATATTCTATAATAGCGTGTCCTATGGATTCGTTATATTTTTGATACACGCCGTCGTGTAAAAGATCCGATAACTCAATATGTAAACGCACACCCTTTATGAGATCCCCGCAATTTATGGGAATAGTACACTTTAACGTACTTTCATAGTCTTGTTTACCGTGAAGTTCGTGCTTTATATCAAACATAGCAAAATTAGAGTGTTTCCTGAAACTTCTTAAAAAATGGGAATAGTCTGGGTTATCCGTAAAAAAGGCATCCTGTGATCCTTTTGTTGCAAGCTGAACACGACCAGCCATTACTAATATTATACGTTAAAATTTTAAACCAACTAAACCGCTGGCCACATGAAGAACATTGTAATTTAATGCGTACACTGAAACATCTATGTCACGCGTAGTTGATGTTTCTTCCAATTCTATATCAATTTTCTTATGTATTATACGACTCATGTTTAATTGCCCGGATGGATAGTGTTGTTCTGGTTTTAAAGAGAATGAATATGAATAAAACTCAAACGCGGGGTCCGGGCATCCTGTATGGTGTCGAAGAGACTGTTCGTACGCCAGATATTGCCCACTTTGATCGAAAATAGTTTCACCGTTGCACGCGAATTTTACATTTTTTATTA